ATGGGCTACAGGTTCCCGTCAAGACAAAAACCGAGTTGACCGGCAAGGATGGGGAGCCGTTGCCGGCGTCTAGCCCGGTAGTGATTTATATTCCAGACAATGGCCGAGACAAAAGTAATTAGGCCGCAGCCTGGGCCACAAGAAGCTTTTTTGAGTTCATCCGCTGATGTTGTTGTGTACGGCGGAGCCGCTGGTGGGGGCAAGACTTGGGCGCTACTCCTAGAGCCATTGCGGCACATAGGCAATAAAGATTTTTCGTGTGTGTTCTTTCGGCGCACATCGCCGCAAATCACTAATCCAGGGGGCTTGTGGGACGAGGCCGGGAAGGTGTATCCGCTAATTGGGGGGATACCCAGGGAGACAGACCATAGTTACGAATGGCTAACGGGTGCATCGATCCGCATGGCCCATCTGCAACACGAGAAAACCAAGCATGATTGGCAGGGCGCGCAGGTTGTTTTGTTCTGCTTTGATGAGCTGCCGCATTTTACGCAAACGCAGTTCTTTTATATGTTTAGTCGTAATCGTTCCGTGTCTGGTATTCGCCCTTATGTGCGAGCCACAACCAACCCAGACGCCGATAGTTGGGTAAAGGTCTTACTGGCGCCGTGGGTGGATGACGAGCATCCAGAATTCCCGTTTCCACCAGGGCAGCTTCGGCACTTTACGCAAGAAAATGGGGTAATTGTCTGGGTTAGTCCAGACTGGCGCGATGAGAACGGGGAGCCAGGGCGCACGCTGACGTTTATTCCGGCCAGCGTTTTCGACAACAAAGAGCTATTGCGGGTTGATCCTGGCTATCTCTCTAATCTGCGATCACTCGATCATGTTGAGCAGCGCCGCCTGCTCTATGGCGACTGGAAAGTGAGAGCCGAGGCCGGGAAGGTCTTTAATCGCGACTGGTTTGAGATTGTGCCAGCCGCACCCGCTGGGGGCAAGTTGGTCAGGTTCTGGGATTTTGCCGCAACCGAGAAAAAGCAGGCAGGCGACGATCCAGATTACACCGTGGGATTACGGCTAAAAGAGGTCGATGATATTTGGTATATTGAGGATGTGGTCAGGGAGCGCCAGGAACCGGCCAGGATTGACGAAATTGCCAAAAACACGGCCAGTCAGGATGGACGCAGGGTCGAAATAGGCTGGGAGATAGAGCCGGGGGCTAGCGGCAAAAAGGTATCCAGACAGCTGGCGGCCATGTTCAAGGGCTACGTCGCCCGCGGCCAGTACCCCACCGGCGACAAGGTGCAGCGCAGCAAGGCCGCCGCCGCGCAAGCCTACGCCGGCAATATTAAATTAGTGGCCGGGGCATGGAATAGTGCGTTTTTGGCCGAGCTGCACGGCTTCCCTGATCTCCCCCATGATGACCAGGTGGACGGCTTATCAGGCGCATTCAACCGGCTCACCGGCATGGCAAAACTAGACGGTTCAAGCGCTGTCGCCAACACGGCGCCGAGCCGCTGGGGAATACACACGAAAGAGGGCAACGACGATGATTGACGAAAAGGAGCAAAGCATGAGCAAGAAAGCAACGATAGAGGCAACCGGTGTAATCCTGGTAGCCGGCACGCCAGATGAATGTATCGGCGCGCTGGAACAATTCGCCGCCGCCAACGGGGTGGCCATTGTGACCGCCGGGATGCAGACCGAGACCGCGCGCCGCAAGCGCATCTATCTCTACACGGAGAGCGCCGACGTTTACACCGATGTCCTGTTGACGCAGGGCGAAAACGGCCAGGTGAGCGCGGAACTCGTGACGAGCGAACCCACTGTGTCTGCCCACGCCGAATTCAACGAACGTATTTTGACCGTCCTAGGCTAATATGACCAACGATACGAAACGGCGCGTTGACTTGTCCGAATTAGGCGTTACCGGCCTCAAGCGCGCCAGTGGCTATGTGTTTGAAGAGCCGCTGGCCGAGCTGCGCGGCGACCGCTGGCGCAAAACCATCGCGGAAATGATGCTGCACCCGGTGCCGGGCGCGTTTCTGTTTGCGATTGACATGCTCATCCGCCGCGTCAAGTGGACGGTCAAACCGCAGAGTGAGGATGCCGGCGACGTGGCCATTGCCGAGTTCGTGAATAGTTGCCTTAACGGCATGAGCCAGCCGTGGAGCGAAAAGCTATCGGAGATCCTCACCATGATCCCCTATGGTTGGTCCTACATGGAGCAGGTATACAAGCGCGACGATGATGGCCGGATCGTCTGGAAGGACTGGGGGATTCGCGGCCAGGACAGTCTACTCTACTGGGAATTCGCCGACAACGGCGAAATCCTGGGCATGTGGCAGAGTGCCCCACCGCTCTATCAGCGCACGTTTTTGCCGATCGAGAAATGCCTGTTGTTTCGTACCAGCAGCCGGAAGAACAACCCCGAAGGCATGAGCGTGTTACGGTCGGCTTATCGCCCGTGGTTTTTCGCCAAAAACATGGAGAATATCCAGGGCATCGGCGCCGAACGCATTTACAACGGCATCCCGATTGCTTGGATACCACCGGAATATTTCAGCAGCGAGGCCACGACCGACGAACAGGCTATTCTGAGCATGTGGAAAAAAATCGTCACCGGGCTGAAATCAGATGAAATGCAGGGCCTGGTGCTGCCCCGCGCTTTCGATGACGCCGGCAACCCACTGTTTGCGCTGGAATTGCTCTCCCCAAATGGCACGCAGACCATCGATACCGAACAGGTCATCCAGCGCAACAACCAAATGATGGCGATGGCCGTGCTGGCCGATTTCATCCTACTCGGCCACGAAAATGTAGGCAGTTTCAGTCTAGGGGAAAGCAAATCCAACCTGTTCATTTCCGCCATTGACGCCTGGCTGGAATCGGTGTCAGATGTCGTCGAACGCGACGCTATACCGTGGCTGCTCAAACTCAACGGCATGAGACCGACGAAACCGATCAAACTGAGTCACGGCGAAATCACGCGCGTCTCCATTCAGGAGCTTACCGCCTACCTGACCACCCTCAACGGCGTAGGGATGCCGCTATTCCCTGATGAGGCCCTGGAACGCTTCTTGCGCGAGCAGGCCGATTTGCCGGAGGCTACCGGCACGGCCATTTCGGCGCAGGACAAGCTGCTCATGGCCGAACAGCAGGCCCAGAAGCAAGCCCAGCAGGAGCAGCCGCAACCCAAGAAGGCCCACGAGTTCACCGAGCCGCGCCCGCGCTTGGCTGTGGCAGCAGCCAAACTGAAGGCCGCGCTGGAAGGAAATCATGTCCGCGGCCATTGACTATCCGTTTTCGATTCAGGATATGGACGATGGGCCGGGGCCGCTAACCCAGGTTCATGACGGCCTATTCCTGCGCTGGAACAACGAGCGCCGCGCCTTCGTGATGGCCGCCGCCGAGGGCGGGGATCGTGTCATCGTGGGGAGCCGAAGCAATTACGGCTACATCCAGCGCCTGCAGGATGGGCCGGGGGCGCTAGGGGCAGGGGACAATGGCAAGGCGCTAGTCTGGAATGATGCCACCAAGAAATTTGTGATGGCCGTCGTGAGTGGGGGGGATGCCACGACGCTCGAAGGGCACCCGGCCAGCTATTTCGAGATTGCGGGCACAGCGGCGGATACGATGACCGCGCATCTCGCTGCATCCGATCCGCACGCGCAATATCTGCTGGATTCGGATGTATCAGCGTTTGGGCTGACGCTGATTGATGATGTGGACGCCGCCGCGGCACGCTCGACGCTGGGTCTTGGCACGATGGCAACACAGGCGGCGGCGAGCTATCTGCTGGCGAGTGGGGCGACAACCGGCGCAACCGGTGGTATGCAAACGCTCACGACTGGCGTGATTACCCCGATCTGGCGGCCGATATCCAATGGCACTGCCGCCATGAAAATTCAGAATGCCAGCGGCGGCTTAGATGTGCTGACAGTAGACACAACCAATAATGTGCTGGACATTACGGGCACGCTCAAAAATGTGACCGGCGGATTATCGTCATTCACAAGCGGAACGCTGGCCCGCCAGTGCCTATTTTCGGCAAATTCATACTTCACCGGAAACGGCACATGGAACACAATCCTGTCAACCTTGCCCGGCTGGCGCTTCGATTTGGCCGCGCATGGCACCGCCGCCGCGGATGAATTCGCATTGTATTACCGTGTGGCTGGGGCTGCGGCGAATGCCTGGACGAAGTATTTTACGTTAAATGGCAGAACGGGAATTATCTCAACGACCGGGGATGATACCAACACGGCCACGATCACGAACCATATTACGATGCGCCGGTCGTCATCTGGCACGCCCGCCGCGGGGTTTGGTATTGGCATATTGGCACAACTAGAAAGCAGCACCACAGCCGATCAGAATGTAGGGCACCTTACTTGGGAGTGGGACGACGCCACACATGCCACGCGGGCCAGTCGCGGCAAACTGACGGCATACTATACGGGCACAGAGCGCACCTGTGTGGACTGGAAAGCCAATAGCACCGTTGGCCTGATCGGCTTCCTTGGCGCCGCACCGGTTGCGCGCCCAGCCGCCTACACGCAGACCTACAGCACAGCAGCGCGCACGATTGCGGCCTACACGACCGACGCCGAAAGCGTAGCCTACACGGGCATCGATAATCTACAGGTCGGCACCGTCTACGCTCAGTTGGCGGATCTGAATTTCCTGCGGGCGGCCTACGAAAATTTGCGCGCTAGCTATGACGGGTTGATTCGGGTGGTAAATTCGATTATTGACGACAATCAAGCGTATGGATTATTTGCATAGGGGGATTATGCGCCAGTCAGACTACATTACAATCGTTCGCCAGAAAAATAAAGCGCTTTGGGATAGTATCAATGATTTAGTAGCACTCCAACGCGAGTGGCAAGCGCTTGACTACGGCAACACTCTTGCACCAGGCGAGGGAGAAAATACGGGCATTGTCGCCGCGGAAGTCGGCGCGGTCGTATTCGATACGACGAATGCTTTTGTGTCCGTGCTCAACGCTGGCCATGCAACCAATATGGCGAAACTCCTATGAGCAATACACCAGAAATCACACCAGCGACCGCGCCGCCAACCATCACCGCCGAGCAGATCGACGCCTGGCGTCTCCAGCGCGTCGAGCAGTGCGCCGCCGCCATCCAGGAAGCGACCGAGCGATTTAACTGCCAGCTGGTGGCTGTGCCGCGCATCGCCGACGGGCGCATCGTGGCCGATGTCCAGCTGGTGGCCAAATGATTCAGGTTGTCCCGGCCCAGTGCCGCCTACAGCGCAGATACCACGGCATGGCCGGGCTGGGCTATCGCGTGCTCAATCTGGACGGCACGCTGTTCAGCCTGTTCACGCAGCGCGGCGTCGTCGCGATAGCGCCGGGCTATTACACCGTCCTGGGTGGCGTTCCGGCCCCCGCCGCGGGCGGTACGATCATCTGGGGCCAGAATGACCAGGACATTCTGCCGTGGCCGATTGACCCCGCGCCGGTCGCGCCGGACAACAGCGAGCAGTTGGCCAGCCTTGCGCGGGCCATGACTGAGTTGGCCGAGCGCCAACCGGCCAAGCCGGACAAAATCGGCTACGGGCTGGACCGGGCCACGCTGGCCACAGTCGGGGAGATGTTTGGGCGGGCACTTGAGCAGTACAGCGCCACAGAGATCCATACTGTAGAGCGTATTACCGGCCAGTTTGCCGAGCTGGCCGCCGCGCATGGTGAATCGGCGCGCACCGTTGTCGAGGCCGCAACGGGCCTACGTCAAATGACTGAGCGGGTTAGGGCAGAGACCCGCGGGATTATCGAGCATCAACGGTCACAGTTTGACGAGGAAACCGCACAGTTGTGCGCTACGGTCGCAGAAATAGCCGCACGGCCCGTTGTGCCCCATGAAGACGTGGTGAGTCTCAGAATGGCACTGAGTGATTTCGTAGAGGCTGCGCTGAATGTACAGCCAGACGAAGAGTTAATCCGCTTGCGCCAGGCGGTGGCCGAATTTGTTGAGGCAGCGGAGGCCGAGCCAGCGGAGCCGCAGCAGTATGCCGAGGATGAAGCCGCGGCCATGCTAGAGGCCGCAGTCAGGGTGCTGGCCAGGGAGGATGAATGAACTGGCAGGAGTCACAAATCCAGGCGCTGATCGCCGCCGGCGTCGATGCCGTGGACGCCGTGGCCAACGTCCACTTTGTGGCCGCGCTGACCGACCAGGCCGGACTGGATGCGGCCAGCTATCTGCCGACTGCGCTGGATTTACAGGAACGCGTAGAGGATTCGGTGCAGGATGCGCGCATCGCCTGGTACAGCAATGCGCCGGTGTGGGCCAAGCGGTTGCTGGATGCGGAGGGGGAATAGGATGGAAGAAGTACCAGAAAAATATGTCAAAGTGACGCAAGCCGATATAGAGGAGATCCGCCGACTGCTAGGGGAAATCATGAGCCCCTCTGTGCTTTACGAACACGATTTGTTGGCGATGGCAAATCAGGTGATCAGTAACATGCAATCCTGCGCGATAGATATTGATAATCTATTGACCCGGTTGGTGAAGTTTTCCCTATGAGTGCATTTGACGGATACAAAGAAAGCTGGGAGCACATCAATTGGAATACGCTAGATGACTAGCATCCTGCCCGGCTACACCTACAACCGGCGAACGGGCCGCTACCATTCTCGCCAAACAGGCCGCTTTGTCAGCCCGGCGCGCATTGCCGAGTTGCTGGATGGGCAGATCCAGCAGACTGAGCAGCGCCTGCAGACGCTCGCTACGGCCCTGCACGAAGGCCAGCTTGCGCCGGCTGTGTGGCTCGTGGCCGCTCGTGACCAGTTGCGCCGGGCGCACATCCAGCAGGTGGCGCTGACCAAGGGCGGCTTTGCCCGGCTCACCCAGGGCGATTACGGACGCATCGGGGCCACACTGCGCACCGAATATGCCAAACTGGTCGGCACTATGCAGGACGTGCAAAATGGGGCCGTCTCGTTGCCCCAGACGCTCAACCGAATGCGCAGTCAGGCCGGTGTGGCTCGCAGCGAGTATTTTCGCACGCGGCGCGACGTGTTGGCTGTCGTGGATGATGAGCCGGGTATGATCCGGATAGCGCGGCGCATCCTGGACCCAACGGCCATGCACTGCGGGGATTGCATTACGTACTACGAGCTAGGGTGGGTGTTGGTTCGTGAACTGGTGCCGCCCGGTGAGGGTTGCCAGTGCCTGGGCAATTGCCGGTGCCGGGTGATTTGGCACGTGGTGCCAGCGGGTGAGTTGCAGGAGTGGCTGGGCACCAAGCGGCCGGTAGTGAAGCAGGAGCGCAGAGAGGTTTATGAGCACATTGCGGAGTTCTGATCGATGATCTATAGATTTACGCTTGGCAACGAGATAAGGCAATTGGTCAGGGTACCGGCTATTTTTGAGATTACAGCCATACCAGCGCGCGGGCGTTGGCCACACAATTGGGAATGGACCTATGATTTCCCTGATCTGTGGCGCGACATTGGCTGGGAGTTGCGGCGCCTGCTATTTCTTGTTGCTGCGTGGGCCGTGCGCAAGAGCGGGGCAGTCGTCCGCAAGGGGCAGCCGGAATACTCCTATAAGGTCAGTTATGCAGAGGTCAACACCGACAGAGTAACAGACGCCATATTTAAGAAGCTGAGCGAATACCAGAGGCAGGAACTCTATGAGGGGGCTATGATCCTGGTAGGGCCGGGGGAATTTCGAGAATTAATCAGCCTGGATGATAGGAATTACCCCGCCTTGTTTTCTGTTCAACAAAAGTACGGGTTCGCAACGCCCAAGCGGTCACCAGATGAGCTGTACAACGTACGCTATTATCTGTGCGATATTCCCGTTGTCTATCTACCTGATTTTGTCGGTATAGCTGTTGTGCCAGATTTCGCAAAATTGGCCCGTAAGCGAGCAATATAATGACCAAACAAGTTCCTAAGAACCTATTGCAAAATCAGGACAAATGTGCTAAGCTATCTCTAGCAAATGCGTCTCGCCAATTCACCGAAGCCGACATGGAAACGATTAGAGAGATTAAGCGGCTGGTAATTCCATTTCTGAACAGACTGCAGGAGTTGGAAGGCCATCCGCCGGTCATTGTGCCGGGGAGCAGACGCAAAAAGTAACTATTGCGGGTTAGAGCATCGGTAGCTCGCGTGGCTCATAACCATGAGGTATTTGGTTCAATTCCAAAACCCGCTACAACCGAATACCTGATCGCCGCCTTAAAGAGCAAGTCTATTTAAGCCGCCGATAAACGAGAATTTCTCGTTTATCGGCGGCTTTTTTATTTCCTGGACATTTTATGACCGCCGAAGAGCGCAAACAGAAACATGACGCAGCCGAGCAACGGCTAATCGAACGCATCGAACGTGAGGGGAAAGCCTTCATCGAGCCACCCGAATGGATACCCCTCTTACCCAAGGCGGGCACCTACAAACATCCGCAATACGGCGATGTGGTCTTTGACGCCGGGCGCAATCAGCGGTTTGCCGACAATTTCCGGGCCGGTCTGTACCAAAGCCGCGTGCCGATTGACGCCGAACATCAGCTTAAAACGGGCGGTGCCCTGGGCTGGATCACGGACGTGCGCCTCAACCCAGACGGAACCGCCGACGGGCGCGCCGAATGGACCGAACGCGGTGCGGCCATGCTGCGCGACAACCGGTTCGCCTTCGTCTCGCCGGAATTTTACGACAAATGGGTAGCGCCGGACACCGGCATCGAGCATCAGGACATCCTGATCGGCGCCGGGCTAACCAGTAAGCCATTTTTCAAAGAGAATTCGCTACGTTCGCTCATGGGCGAATCGCAAACATTTGTGGAATTGAATTTAGAGGAGGAACAGGTGAGTCAATACACCGAACAGCAGTACAACGAACTAGATCAGCGCTACCAGACCGCCAGCGCCGACGCCAAACGCTTCGCTGAGCAAGCGCAGGCTTTTCAGGCCCAACTGGTCAGGGCCAATGAAGCGCTTGAGGCGATGCAGTTTCAAGCGCGAGTCCAACGTTTTAGCGAGCTGACCAAGGAATGGGTGGGCGACCAGGTGACCAACATTCAGACCACCGAACTGTGGGCGCAAAACTTTGGCGAGGATAGCAAAGAGTTTAAGACGTTCGTGCAAAACAATGACGCCATCGCCGCGCAGGCCAAGCAGAGCAATCTGTTCAAGGAGCTGGGCAGCAGCGCACCAGCCAGCAGCGACAACGTGATCGAGCGCATTAATGGCCTTGTCTCGCGCAAGATGAGCGAGGCTGGCATCGACCGTAGCGCGGCAACGGAAAAGGTTTTTAGCGAAAATCCAGAGCTGTACTACCAGTATACGCGCCAGGTAGCGCAAAAGGTTTAGGTTTTCCCAGGAAAACATAGAGCGCACGTTGACCCCGTCCGGTTGATGAGCCGAATCAAGTATTTTAAGGAGCCACATGAGCACACAGTCCGCTTTTGTTTATGATGAGAGTTTTATTGCCAGTGCCGACTACAGCACGAAGCAATATTATTTTATGAAGCTGAGCACCAGCGTTAAGGACACCGCCGTTCTAGCCGCCGCGGCGACCGATCTTTGCCTGGGCATCAACCAGGATAAGCCTACGGCCGGCCATGCAATGGCTGTTCGCATCCTGGGTATCAGCATGGTGGTCAGTGATGGCAGCGGCACGGCCATTACGGCCGGCGATCGCGTTGGGCCGAACAGTTCAGGCAAGGCTGTCAAAAAGGCCACGGCCGACTACAACGCGGCCGGGATTGCGCTGGATGCCAGTAGCGCCGATGGCACGATCATCCGTATCCTGCTGATCCCTGGCCTGGTCTTCCGCACGCTGGGCGGCTAACACATTTTATCGGTCTACTACCGTCCCGTAGCAACCGGTATTTTCTCAGACAAAGGAGCCTCTTTCCGTGGCACAATATCAGAGCAGTGACATCCATGCCGACATATTTTTAACGAATATGTCCATTGCGTACCAGAATCGCAACTACATCGCCGACCAGATTTTCCCGTTGGTTCCGGTGAACAAACAGAGCAACAAGATTGCGCTCTATGACCAGTCGCACTGGTTCCGCGACACCGCGGCGCTGCGCGCTCCAGGCACCAAATCTCGCGGCGGCGGCTGGTCAGTGTCCAACGACACCTACTACTGCGACCGGTTTAGCTACCGGCACGAAATTGACGACGAGACCCGCGACAACGCTGACGAGCCATTCAATTTGGACCGCGACGCCACCCGCTTTGTCACCGACAAATTGCAGCTTCGGCGTGAAATTGCCTTCGCCACCGATTTTTTCACGACCAGCGTCTGGGGCACCGATGTGACCAGCGCCTCTTTCACCAATGCGGTGAAATGGGATGACTACGCCTCATCTAGTCCATTGGTCGATTTGACGACCCAGCGCGACGCGATGGAGGGCAAAATTGCGGTCGAACCGAACACGCTGGTCATGGGTAAACAGGTCTGGGTCAAATTGAAATGGCACCCCGACATTATTGACACCATTAAATACACCCAGCGCGCCGAGGTGAGCACCGAACTATTCGCCAGCTTGACCGAGTTCCAGCGCGTGCTGATCGGCCGTGGCATCTACACCACAACCGCCGAAGGCACGGCTGAGGCCAGCGTCACCTACAGCCGCATCTGGGGCAAAAATGCCCTGCTGGTCTATGTCAGCAACTCGCCCAGCCTGCTGGACCCGAGCGCGGGCTATACCTTCACCTGGCAGCGCGTGCCGTCCAGCGTGCAATATATCCGCCGGATGCGCGACGACGAACGCGAGGTGGACATCATTGAGGCGAATTCCTATTTCGACCAGAAAAAGACCGCGGCGGGCGCCGGGATCTTCTTGAGCGCGGCGGTGTCGTAACGATGGCAAAGCGAGCGAGGCTTGTGGCAGAAGGCCCGGAGTATTTTTGCCGGTGGCCGATGATCTACGCGGGCAAGCAACTCAGTTGGGGGCAGATATTCAAACGGGTAGACGCCCCCAACAATGCCCAGCTGATTCGCCTGGGCTACATGGTTGAGTTCAACCCACTGGAATATGACCGCGTTGTCTGCCCCAAATGCGGGGCCGAATTCACGGGCCACAATGCCAAAATCGACCACGTCCGCGCCGAGCATAGCCGGATGACCGAGGAGCAGGAAGACGCCCACGTGGATAGTCTGGAAAGCAAACTCAAGCAGATGTCGCCGCTGTATCTAGACCAAACACTAGCGGCGAGAGGGGCATAATCATGTCAGTCAACAAAGTTACAGACGCTACCGCCAGGGTCGGCAAACTGGTATCGAAAGGCGTCATCACCGCCGCGGATCTCAACACGACCACCGTCACATTTGTGGTCGGCGCTGAAGCCGGCAACGCCATCAATATCGCCATGACGTTCAAAGACGGCGCGGGCACTGTCCAGGCCGTGCCCAAGGCCGGGCTGCTCTACCTGTCTACCGACGCCGCGGGCCTGACCCCAGCCACTACGCCGCCGCAAACGTCGCTGCTCGCCGGCACCAATGGCAAGCTCACCAAATGGACCGCCAACCTAAGCGGCTTCTTTGTAACGACCGCGGCGGGCCTCATCGATGTCAACATCACGGACACCGGCACACCGACGTTCTACGTCGTGGTGGTGCTGCCCAATGGCAGCTTGACGGTATCTGGCGCGGTCACCTTCGCCTAATGAACATTCGCCTAGTTCGCCTCAAGATCGGGGACACCGACAGCAGCAACTACGCATTGGCGGATGAAGACATCCGCCTATTGGCCAGCGATGTGGGTGGCAACGATTACGCCACCGCCATCGCCTGTGCTGATGCCCTGGCCGCTCGCTACACCGCAGAAGTGAACGGCAGCGTGGGCGATGTCACAGCCTGGGGCAGTGACTTGGCCGACAAGTACCGCAAGTTGGCCGTGACATTGCGTCGCCAGTTCACGCTGCGCAACGCCACGCCATACAGCGGCGGCCTGCTCAAATCAGAGCACGAGATCCGCCAGGAGGATGATACGTTGGTGCAGCCGAGCTTCACGCGTGATTTACAGGAGGTATCGGGTAGTGCTACGTCCGCTGATATTGCCGAGGACATTATCTAGACTCCTGCGCACCTATGACCGGGCGCTACAGGACACCTGTCAACGCCTGGTCCATACGTCGCCGTCGGCGTCGATTTATGGCACCGGTACGGCCACCTATGCAGCCGGCGCGATTATCCGTTGCCTGGTGCGACCGGCCGAGCGCCAAGAGCTGCTGGGCTTTGGGCTGGGGGGCGCGCAGGTGGAGAGCGTGGATTGTGTTATTCGATTTGATCGCACGGCTACGGTCGGCCATTTGGACCGCATTAAATTGTTGACGCTGCAAGGGGGCGTGGTGGCCACCGGCACCTATGAGATTGTGGCCGGTCCCGTGCTCGACCAAGTGCATTTTAGAGCAGCTTTGCGGCTCGTGACGGATGGAAGTGACGCATGAAAATTGACCCGAAACGAATCGAGCAATTGGACCGGGCCGCCCAGGGCGTGATCAGTGACGCCGTCAACAGCGTGTCGCCGGTTGCCGGCAGGGTGCTGGACTGGAAGATGGATAGGTACAATCGGTCACAGTATCCGGGCAGTGTGACGACTGACAAAGACATGGCCGAAGACGCCGGACCGCTCAAGCCGCTGAAAATGCCGGCCCACCTGGCCGCGCTGGCCCCACTCAACCCGCTGTACAACAACCCGAAATTACAGCAGGCCGCGCGAGATTCCGCCAACGGTGGCCACGATCCCGCCGACGATTATGGCTCGACAAGCTCGCCAACCGATGAGCAGCTCAAAGAGGCCGGAAAACTGGCCGCGCTGGCCGCCAGTGAGAGCCGCTTGAAGGCGATTAAGGTGGGGGCCAAGCCCAAGGCGTTCATCGACCCCCTGACCGTGGGCGTTGTGGCCGGCAACATCGCGCTGGCCTCCGGCGCGGCGTGGGGCGCCGGCAAAGTCGGCGACTACATCGCCGACAAGCTCGTGCCCGATGACAAGCCTAAAAAGGCCACAGAAGGCCCGCAACGCTTCGCTGACCAGACCATTGATATTTTGCCCGCCTTGGGCACGCTGGGGGCCGTGGGGGTCGCCACGTATGCCGGGAGCAAGCTGATTGGCGCCGCCTACGACAAGCTGACCAAGAAGAAAAAGGCGAAAGTCGCGCCGACCGCTGACCCTCACATGGACGCCATGATGAGCAACCAGGCAACCGAGGATGAGGAGTATACGGAGAGCCGAGCCAACGCGCTTAGAGTTGGCGCCAAATCGTTTGCGCTTCACGTTTCGGAGGATGAATACAAGAAGCTGATCGGCAACACAGGTAGCAGCCCTTCGGCTAACTCGCCCACCGCGCCGGCCAAGCCCACCAAGTGGACCACGGTCGATAACACCAACTGGGGCGCACGGGCCGATCAGGTGCTTTGGGAGGGCGTCAAACAGGCAACCAATACCAGAGACAACCCCAAAAAAACCGTGTTTTTTAAAGAGTTCTCTGGCATCACAATGCCCGGTGGCGTCCGGGTCGAGGCCGATAGCCCAGAGGATGCCAAAACCATTTCGAGCATCCACCGAAACGAGGGGGCCTATCCGGGCCTCTCTGGGGATGGCGCCTACTTCGGTAATCACCGGGTCGGCACGCGGGTGACATCAGAGGATGCCGCGCAACAATCCCGCCTGAACGCCATCAAAGTGGGGGCCAAACCCAAGGCGTTCTTTGACCCGCTGAACGCCGCCATCGCTGCCGGGATTGGCCTACCGATTGCCTACGCCACCGGCAAGGCCGTCGACTACGTGTATGACGCCGTGACCGGCAAGAAAAAGGAAGAGAAACCGAATGGCTAACCTCACGAACAAAATGCTGGCTGGGTCCTACAGCAACGCGGCTGCGGTAACCAAGAGTGACGCGACGGTGTTTAGCCCGCCGGCGCGCGGGATTCACGTGGGCGGCACCGGGGCTATTCAGGTGGATATGGCCGGTGGGCAGACGGCTGTGCTGTTCAGTGGCATCCCGTCGGGTACATTTTTGCCGCTGGCTGTCACCAAAATCTATTCGACCAATACCACAGCCACGCTCATGGTGATTGTCTGGTGATCAACCCATCCGCAACGCTGTACAGTTTCCTGGCTGCCCAGACCGGTGTCACGGCCCTGGTCGACACGCGGCTGTGGGCAGAGCGCCGGGTGCCCATGCCGGGCTACAAACCGGCCAGCGATGGGGCGGCGCTCGTGTTCTGGCAGATGCCAGGCCGGCTAGACTACAGCAGTAAGCATCTGGCTGTACC